TTGTTGGCGTTTTAACCAATCGTCCATTCGTAGTTGATCGTTTAAAAATGACCTGATGTTTTCGTGTCGGTGTTCGTCGTTCATTTTCTGCGCCATGGCGTATTGGTTCGGGTTTATCCGTGCTATTCCAAACGCCAAACCAATCATTCGTTCGAAGTCGTCCGCCTGTAGTCCTCTTGTGATGTTGTGATACTTTAAAAGACTAGGGGTGCGCGGTTGGTTTATGTTTAAAGATGTTTCTATTATGCGTCTGTAGTCCGCACTCGTTTTATTCACGTTCATTGAGTACCTCGCTTATCTGTTTGAGTTGTTCTAAGTTCTTCGAGTTGATCGTTGCGTCGGTGTCGTCTGTTGCGTAGTTCTCGACTAAGTTGAATAGGTGCGCTTTTCTTTTTGCGACGCCGTCGCGTAGGTTGTTTTCTAGGTTCTTTGTCGCGTGGTGCGCGTTTAACATGTCCGCCTTTGTCGGTTTGTAGTAAAAAGTAAACACGACCTCGCGCCCGTTGATTGTGTTTTTAATAATGTTTACACTAGGCGCGGTTGGCTTTGTGACTTCGTATGCTTTCCGAGGGCGCAGTTGGTTTCTTAACACTTCGATTGCGTCGTGGCGTTCCTGTGCTTGTGTCGGTGCGGTTTTCATTTTGTGCCTTTCGTTTTTAATGTTTTTAAGGTTCTGAGGCTTTCACAATCGCTCTATAAGCAATTATTTTTTGGGGGTTGATGTCTTACTATGTCCCTTTTCGATTGTTTTGTTTGCTTGTTCGAGGTATCGAACGGCGTCTTGGTATGCCCTCGAGGTGTCGGGCGTTAAATGTTTTGTAAGTAGTGCGTCGAGGTATCGAGGATACGCGTTTTGTTTTTTCATTTTGTGCCTTTCGTTTTTAAAATAAAGTTGGTTATGACTTTGTCCACTTCTCGAATTGATAAGCGAAGTTTGAACGCGGTTTCATGCGCGGGGTTAAAAAGATAAGTTGAGAGAATAACGCGCTCTGTTATGTTGAGCGCGTCGGGTTGGTTTAAAGCGTGTCTGATATTGGTGCGGAGTTGTTCGTTGTTCATAGTGTGACCTCGTATTTTTTAATGAATGCTTTTAAGGCTTTGACTTCCCGCCTTGCGTGTTTGCGGTCGTCGAGGTTGTCGCTTTCGAGTAAGTCATTCAAAATACTATCGCCCGAATTGAAAAAATATAAAATCGCGTTTGCCTCCTCGATCAGTTCGGCGGGTGTGAAATCGTCCATAGTTTCTTTTTTGTGGTCGCTCTCTATCCATGTGCGGAGTTGGTGCGCTAGTTCATAAGACTTTAGCGCGTCTTTTAAAATGTTGGTTCTCATAGTGTCCCCGCTTCTACTCTGTGCGCTTGGTTCTTCTCAAATTCTTCAAAGTCAATTAATGCTATATAGTCGAGTTGCGCGAGGTCGTTTATATTTTCGTCTTTCCATGCCTCAAGGATTAATTTGCCGTAGTTATTAACGAGGGCTTGTGCTTTGATCGCGCTTTCTCTTATGTGTAAAATGTCCTGTATTTTATATAAATCGGGGTTCTTTATTGCCTGTGCTATGTGTTGAACGACAAAAAGTCGGGCGCAGTCTGCCATAGGTGTTTCATATTTTCTATGTTCCCCGCCGAATGATTGTCTATGCTTTTTCTCGTCCTTGAGGTTCATACTTAATAAGTCCTCGCGGTATGCCGTCCACGTGATGTTGTTAAGTATGTTTAATTTTCTATATGCTTGGTTGATTGTGTTTATAATTTGTTTTTGTTTCATGTTCATTTTGTAGCCTTTCGTTTGTGGTTGATGTTTTATATTGCTGTCTATGATTAGATCACGCGGTATTATTGATTGTCAAGTATTATTTTACAATGTATCGTATTTTGTTTGAACGAGGTTAAAACTAGGTAAAAAAGCCTTATAAAACAACGTGTTCGGATTGTTCATGTTTTGAAACTTTACTTTAAACAAGTGAACGAGGCTTTTTTAAGCGCGTGGGGGTTTGTAAGTCCTTGTTTTATATATATTATATTATTTATTATTATTATTAGTAGATGTTTGTTCATGTGTTCGGGTTGTTCGGTAAGAGTGAGCGGGGGTAAAAGATCACTGCGTAAACGAAGTGAACGACATCTAAACTTTGTCAAACTCTTTTCCCTTTGTCCTATTATTTAGTCCGAACAACGTGAACAACGTGAACAACGCTTTAAAATCAATGACTTGCACCATGAACGAGACGCGCACGAAGTCCGAACAACGTGAACATGTTATTAATCAATGACTTAACGCGTGTTAGGTTGATTTCGTATTTATGCACCAACATGGTGCGCGAGGTTAGCAAGGTGTGAACGTGGTGGACGAGGTAGGAACTACACGCGCGACGCGGACGAGGTAGAAACTAGGTAAACGCGATCGAACGCAGTTGACGCGGTGAAACTAGGCGGACAAGGTCGGCATACTACGAACCCCACCCACCCCGTATCAACCCGTCCTACAAAGTAGGAGTCCCGTCTCGCCCTACATTGAGCCCAGCATGAACGATCAGAAAAAAAGTCAAATATAGAAACACCCCGGGTACTAAATAAAAAGGGTCAACAAAAAATATATTTTGCAAAAATTCTGAAAAGTTATATAATCCCTACTACACCCTAACCCTATGGAGTAGAAAATGGAAGGACAAAGATTTACCAGGTTAACAGTATTAAGATTTGATAGCACAGATTCTAACTATAATAAACGATGGTGGTGTCGATGTGATTGCGGAGTTGAAAAGGCAATACTACAAGACAAATTAAAATTAGGAAAAACTAAATCTTGCGGATGTTATGGCAAAGAATTTAGAGAAAACTTAATAATTAAATCTAAAGAAGAACGACGAGAAGCAGGCAAAAGAGGCTATAGGGTTATGATTGAAAGATGTTATAACACAGAAAATCGAAGTTACCATAGATATGGAGGTAGAGGACTAAAAGTATGTGATAGATGGAAGGAGGGCGAAGAAAATAAATCGGGCTGGGAATGTTTTTTTGAAGATATGGGACCAAAACCAAAGAATGGTACTTTAAATCGAGTAGATAAATTAGAAAACTACTCCCCGAATAACTGTTATTGGGCCGATAAAAATGACGATGATACTGAAATATATGATAATGGTCGACCTAAAGGTCCAGTTAAAGAGCCTATAGTATACGCAACTAGTAAAGAAGCATGGGCAGCAAGGGCTCTACGTCACCAAAAAAGGCGCCATTTAACTATGGAAGATTTAGTAGATATATTGCCAGACATGTGTCCGCTATTAGATGTAGAACTTAGTTATGATTTATATGGGACTTCTAGTACACCTGCTAACTATGCGACTATGGATAGATTAGATCCAGCGAGAGGGTACGACATAGACAACATACATATAGTATCACGAAGAGCTAATACAATTAAGAACGATGCTACTTTAGAAGAACTTGAAATGATTGTAAAAAATTTAAAAGCTATATTGCTTTAATATCAAGGGGATAAGGTAAACAGGGTGTAAAGTATACTTTACATGGTTTTCACTCAGTACTACAAAGTCCTAACAATGAATGAAAACCAAGATTAAGCTGAGAAGGAAGAACCACAACCACACGTACTAGTAGCCGCGGGGTTTTTTATGTTAAAACCTGAAGTCATTAAAGAAGTATCGTAACTTATAACAGACCCAGTTAAATATTGCATGCTATGAGCATCTACAAGTAAAGACACTTCATCTTGGTCTACTAAAAAGTCATCTTCGTTTTGCGTATCGTCAAAAGTAAAACCATATTGAAACCCAGAACAACCACCACCGGATACATAAATTCTTAGTTTAAGTCCACGTGCTTCTTCGTCTGCTAACAGATCTTTTATTTTTACTATAGCAGAGCTATCTAGGGTTATCTGATTCAAATGGCTTTAGGATCGAAGTTGTAAAGCTCGGAGTAGACGTTTTTAATACGAAGGAATTTAGGACCATGTTCATGGAAGTCTTCATCGCCACGAACATAGAGAGCTAGGTGAACCATCTCGTGAAGCAAAGTTTGAAAAATAGTTGTGAAATGCCCACAAGCGTTAGAACTTATTTGTATCTCCATCTCGTGCTCATCAAAACAACCATAGATATTAGGATTTTTAATCACTTTGAACTTCACTTTGTTAGACTTAGGCATGGGCAAGGTATTAAAAGGCGCCATTTGGCACGCCATGTTGTACAGAATTTCTAAGTTCTTCTTAGTTAACGTGGTTTTCATACATTAGGTTTAATTTGTTGACGTGGACCAAAAAGATCTTTCTTATAGGTAGCAGTAGTATCAATTTCAGGAAAGTATATATAAACTGCAGAGCCTACAATCTTCCAACAGCCAGGATGAATATTTTCAGGGTCAGTAGCGTAAGCATAGTAGTAATAAAAAGACTTAGCTAACTCAGCGGAACAAGGTTTTGAAGTTAAAACAATCTCACCTACTTCAGACTTCATAAAAAATTCTTGGGGCAATGCTTCTTCAGCAAAAATTTGGCTAACCCATATAGAAAAGAACAATAAAATAAGGCAAACAATAACAAAAGCAAGAAAATCCTTCATAACTTTCTCCCCTAAAACTACATTTTACCTCGTTTTCATATAAACTATGTTACAATCGCAAGTAAAGCTGCAATTAATTTCAAAAGGTGTAACAGCGACACATGAACGACTTAAATGTCCAACAAAATCAAGGGAATACCCCCGAGCACGACGTTTCTCACGTAATTATGATGCCTAATATAGAGGAAGGTGTCCCATTACCTAAAAATCCTAAAGAAGCTATGTCTGAACTAGGCATGGAAGAAGAGCTTCAAGTTAGAGTTGAGACTGTTAAGACCATAGCTGATTTAAAAGGTGAGCCTATTCCTACCGCCAGCCCAGCAGAACAACAAAAAGCAGTTGACTTTGTTAAAAGAGTTATGACAGATCCAAACTTTAAACCTGAATATGGTACATACACCGATCCTACGATGGCATTTTGTGCGGGTATGGTAGCTCAGACACAGGTACTACTCGCAAAAGAACTCGCAGATTATAAACTTTACGTGGTTAACAATCTTATTAAGGTGATAGAGTCAACAAAGAATCCAAAAGAAAAGACAACCGCGTTAAGAGCATTAGGCGAGGTGGATGGTGTAGACGCGTTTAAGAAGAAGACGGAAGTTACACATAAAATGGAGTCGATGGAAGAAGTTGAGAAAGAGTTACTCACTATGTTAAACGATTTCAAGCAAAAAGGACTCCTGAAGGAACCAGCACAGACGATAGATGCAGAAGTGATAGAAGACAAAATAGATGAGTGAAGAAAGGCTAACCCCAGAAAAAGCAGCGGAGTTAATGCAGTTAGTGCCACACATGCCGCCAGAGCAGAAGAGGAAAGCGTTAGTAGCATTAAGAGTCTTTAAAAAGAATTGGGTACAGGAACATGGCAAGGATAACTTCTTAGACTTTATTACACACGTATACCCAGGCTACATGATAGGAGATCATCATAGAAGACTTGCGAAAATATTTGAAGAGATTGCCGAGGGCAAAAAGAAACGAGTTATTGTCAATATTGCGCCACGACATGGGAAGTCTGAGCTTATCTCATATCTTGCGCCTGCTTGGTTCTTGGGAAAGTATCCTCATAAGAAAGTTATTATGGCGTCTCATACCGCTGATCTTGCTGTTAACTTCGGTAGGCGAGTTCGTAACTTGGTTAGTAGTGACGCTTATAAAGACATATTTCCTGCGGTAGAACTACAAGCAGATAGTAAATCAGCATCAAGATGGGGAACAAACTTTAATGGGGAATATTTTGCTATTGGTGTTGGTGGTGCCCTCGCTGGTCGCGGGGCTGATTTGTTTATCATTGATGACCCACACTCAGAACAGGATGCTAAACTTGGACGATCTGACGTGTTTAAGCCTGCTTGGGAGTGGTTTCAGTCTGGCCCTTTACAACGTCTTATGCCTGGTGGTGCGATAATTGTAGTGATGACTCGGTGGTCTAAGCTTGACTTGACAGGCGAAATTGTAAACCAGATGGTTAAGAATGACGATGTAGATAATTGGGAAGTAGTAGAATTCCCAGCAATATTAACGGATAAAGACGGAGAAGAACGTAGCTTATGGCCTGAGTTTTGGCCACTAGAAGAATTAAAAGCTAAGAAGGCCGCGTTAGATATTAGGTATTGGAACTCGCAATACTTACAAAACCCAGTATCAGAAGAAGGCGCATTAATAAAAAGAGAATGGTGGAATATATGGGAAGAAGAAGATCCACCTGAATGTGAATTTACAATTATGAGTTTAGATGCTGCCCAGGAGGCGAATAATAGAGCGGACTATAACGCGCTCACCACTTGGGGCGTCTTTTTTAACGAAGAAACGAATAACTATAATATAATACTGTTAAATTCAATTAAGCAACGATTAGAGTTTCCTGAACTCAAAGAGCTTTGTTTAGAAGAGTATAAAGAGTGGGAACCAGACGCATTCTTAGTAGAAAAGAAATCTAACGGAGCTGCACTCTATCAAGAGTTTAGACGGATGGGTATTCCCGTCGGCGAGTTTACACCAGGTAAAGGGCAAGATAAGATTAGTCGAGTCAATGCAGTATCTGATTTATTTAGAAGTGGCATTGTGTGGGCACCTGACAGACGATGGGCTAAAGAAGTCATAGAAGAATGTAATGATTTTCCGAGTGGTGCCAATGATGACTTGGTAGATAGTACAACATTAGCATTAATGAGATTTAGACAGGGTGGATTTATTAAACTACCTAGCGATGAAGCAGATGAGATTCAAGGATTTAAAAGTTCTAGGAATAGATTGTACTCAATATGAATTTAAAAGCTCAATTAGAAGAAAATAGTTATGTAGTTATAGACTTTATATCTGAGGATAAAGCAAAAGAACTATATGAAATAATAAAAAAAGACACACATAATTACGTGCGGGAAGTTCATACTAATATATCGTATGGAATAAATGATGAGAAAAACGCGTTAGGAATGCTTATAGAAAAAATACCTTTAGTAAGTGAGACCATAGGCGAATTAGTACTACCAACATATAGTTTTTCAAGGCTATATAAATATGGAGCTAAATTAGATAAGCATATAGATAAACCCTCATGTGAGATAAGTGTTACAGTCCATATAGGTGATGATGGGAACGAATGGGCTCTTGGGATTAAAAATCCAAAAGGTGAAGATAATTTAGTTTATTTAAAACCTGGCCAAGCAATGATATATTTAGGCTGTAAAGCTTTGCACTGGCGAGAAGATTTATATACAGGAAATGATTATGCTCAAATATTTTTACATTATGTAAAGCATAAAGGCACAAATTGGCAACAGTTTTTTGATCGATTTAGAAATAGACCAGAAAGCCTAGTATTTGATTTAGGCTATGGTAGTACAAAAAATTAAATAACAAGGAATTAATATGGCAACTAATATAGATAAAAGTGTATACCAAGCTCCGATAGGATTAGATCAGGATCCACAAAATCCAGAAACATCGGCGTTAAGTATTGAAATTGAAAACCCAGAAAGTGTAACGCTTGATGATGGTAGTATGGAAATTACTATTGTGCCTGGCAAAGAAGGCGATGATGAGTTTAATGCCAATTTAGCAGAAGAGATGAACGAAGGTGAGTTAACTGAGTTGTCAGGCGATTTGCTTGGCGAGTTTGATGCTGATATTAATTCAAGAAAAGATTGGTTAACTACTTATGTAGATGGCTTAGAGTTACTAGGCCTTAAAGTAGAAGATAGAACAGAACCATGGCCAGGTGCATGTAATGTGTATCATCCTTTAATGACAGAAGCGCTCGTGAAGTTCCAAGCTGAAACTATGATGGAAACATTCCCCGCCGCAGGTCCAGTTAAAACTGTAATTATTGGCAAACAAACAAAAGAAAAAGAAGATGCTGCTGAACGTGTAAAAGATGATATGAACTATCAGCTTACGGACATGATGCCTGAATATAGACCTGAGCACGAACGCATGCTATGGGGTCTCGGTTTATCAGGTAACGCATTTAAAAAAGTTTATTATGATCCATCGTTAGAACGTCAAGTAGCGATGTATGTTCCAGCTGAAGATATTGTAGTACCTTACGGGGCATCTAATTTAGAAACAGCTGAGCGTGTTACTCATGTCATGCGTAAGACTAAGAATGAATTACATAAACTACAAGTAGCAGGTTTTTATCGTGATGTAGATTTGGGCGAACCATATTTAGATATTGATGAAGCAGAAAAAAAGATTGCAGAGAAACTAGGATTTAATCCGTCAGAAGATGATAGATTTAAGATTCTTGAAATGCATGTTAATTTAGATTTAGAAAATGGTGATAGTGAAGATGGTATTGCATTACCTTATGTAGTCACTATTGAAAAAGGCACAGCGACTATTTTATCTATTCGTCGTAATTGGAATCCAGATGATAAATTAAAATCTAAGCGTCAACACTTTGTACACTACGGTTATATTCCAGGCTTCGGATTTTATTGCTTTGGGTTAATTCATTTAATAGGCGCATTTGCTAAATCAGGTACGATGATTCTTCGTCAGTTAGTTGATGCAGGTACTTTATCGAATCTCCCAGGAGGTCTCAAGTCTCGTGGGCTACGCATTAAAGGCGATGACACTCCAATTGCTCCAGGTGAATTTAGAGATGTAGATGTACCAAGTGGTGCTATTCGTGACAACATTTTAATGCTACCTTACAAAGAACCTTCACAAGTATTACAAAGTTTAATGAATGGTATTATTGATGAAGGACGACGTTTTGCTTCAGCTGCAGATATGAAAGTGTCTGACATGAGTGCTAACTCTCCAGTAGGTACAACCCTTGCTATATTAGAAAGAACATTGAAAGTAATGTCAGCTGTACAAGCTCGTATTTACTATGCGATGAAGCAAGAGTTTAAATTACTTAAAGGCATTATTCGTGACTACACACCAGAAGAATATTCTTATGATCCTGAAGTAGGTGATCGCCGTGCTAAACAAGCTGACTATGATAACGTAGATGTCATTCCAGTTAGTGATCCTAATGCTGCAACGATGTCACAGAAAGTAGTTCAGTATCAAGCTGTGATGCAAATGGCTCAATCTAATCCGCAAATTTATGACCAAGTAGAACTTAATAAACAAATGTTAGAAGTACTTGGTGTTAAAAATATTAGCAAACTTATCCCATCATCTGATGATCAAAAACCAAAAGATCCTGTATCTGAAAATATGAATATTATTAATGGTAAACCTGTTAAAGCATTTATTTATCAAGACCATCAAGCGCATATTGCGGTTCATATGACAGCTATGCAAGATCCTAAGATTCTACAGATGGTAGGACAGAACCCTCAAGCAAATGCAATTCAAGCAGCAGCCATGTCGCACATTAATGAGCATGTAGCATTTGAATATAGAAAACAACTTGAAGAACAATTAGGAGTCCCATTACCTAAAGCTGATGAAACACTACCAGAAGATGTAGAGTTTGAACTATCTAAACTTATGGCTGAAGCTGCTAAGAAACTTTCTGCTAAGTCTGCCTCTGAAGCACAACAACAGCAGGCTCAACAACAGCAACAAGATCCAATTATTCAAATGCAACAACAAGAGTTACAGTTAAAAGCTCAAGACTTACAAATCAAACAGCAAAAAACTATGGCCGATATTCAAGCAGATCAAGCTAGACTTGAACTTGATAAGATGCGTATTGAATCACAAGAACGTATTGCTGGTGCTCAGTTAGGTGCTAGTGCAGTGATGGACGATAAACAGTTGGAAGCTAAACAGTTATTAGAAGGTACAAAAATTGGTATAGAAGCAGTAAGAGCTAATGATCAATTAGAGCACCAAAAAGAACAATCTAAAAGACAACAAGATATACAAATGCAACAAATGAATAAACAACAACCAAAGGAGTAGTAAATGATAGACCCAACGTTAGAGCTATTGATCAACAAGATAGCTGAAAGACGCAAAGAAGTATTAGGTTCAATTGCTGAAGGTTCTGCGAAAGATTATGCACATTACCAATCTGCTGTCGGATATATACGAGCTTGCGATACAATACAAGGCATTATTGCTGACATCGTAGACAGGATGGAGAACTCGGATGAGTGATCAGATTCTAACCATGAATAAAAACTTGGTAGATGCAAACGGTCGACCGATTATTATTCCATCAGTAAATGAAGTAAATGCAGAAGATATACCAATTGAAGAAAGAGGTTTACAGCTTCCAGATCCAAAAGGCTATAGGATTTTATGTGCAATTCCAGAAGCAGAGGAAACATATAAAGGTGGTATTGTTAAAGCAGCTGGCGCTAAATCTGTAGAAGAGCATTCAACTGTAGTTTTATTTGTAGTAAAAGTAGGCGACTTAGCTTATAAAGATGAGGCTAGATTTCCTACGGGTCCTTGGTGTAAAGAGGGTGATTTTGTTTTAACGCGTGCATACGCGGGCACTAGATTTAAAATTCACGGAAGAGAATTCCGCATTATTAACGACGATACAGTTGAGGGGGTTGTTGCTGATCCTCGCGGCTACACTCGCGCATAAGGAGTAATATATGGCTGACGTAAAAGATGGAGATATTGTTTTTGAATA